CATACAAAACAACATCATTAAGCCAATAGAGAGCGACGGCACTCCAGTAGTTGATGACTTTACTAATGAGGAATTAACAAGCGAGAACATCGCCAAAGTAGCAAGCACCCTAACACTTAAATAATGAGCAGCCAAGCATATATATATCCGATTTTGCACCATCTATCGCAAACGGCTATTAATAGGAAAGCCAACTACGGAACTACTGTTGACAAGGACAAGTTGGAAACGTTTATACACTTTGTCTGCAAAGAAAGGAATATTCAAGTACCTGACTTTTTAAGCAGTTCAAGGAAACGCCACTTAGTAGAAGCAAGGCAATGGGTTTGTTACTACTTTACCGAGTACTGCAACCGAATGAAACTAAGCAAGCCAACATTAGGCTACATAGGTGAACAGATAGGGGGCAAAGACCACGCAACGGTGTTACACGCTATAGGCGTTATACAAAACCTATTAGATACTGATAGAATTAAAAAGAACGAATTTACTAAACTTTATAACAAATACCTAAATGATTAAGACCGTAACAATTGAATTACAGGTATCGGTAGATTTTGCCGCAAACGAGATACCCGCAGACCGCAGCGACATAGATATTCACCGGGTACTATTAGGCGGCAAAGACATAACCCAGGCACTAACACAAAGCCACTTTGACTTTGATATTATTGCTGATGACTTAGTAGAACAGATAAACAATTAAAACACTTAAAAATTAGAAAAATGAAAGACAAATTAACATTAAAAGAAAAGGTATTAATAAAGCTATTTATGCTTTTAACAACAGTATTATGCGGTGGTGACTACTCAATTAAAGAGGTTGTTGCAAAAGCCGTAGAAGATATTAAAAAAACACTTAACGAAGATTAACCAATCATTAACCACCCGCTATAAGGCGGGATAAAAAATAGAAAGATGAAAAGAGCAGTTTTTGAACACATGGGTAATAACGGGCATAGGCTCAATATAGACGACCCTTATAACGAGCAAGAAATAGCTTTCGTTGCTGAAATAAACAAGGAATTAAAGTACAATAGCAGGGTGTTGGATTTTATTTTTGATAGCACAGGTAAAACGTTTATAGGTATTGAACGTGAAGAAATGGCTATCACAATTATACAATGGCTTGGCACTCCCGTAGGTCAATCTTTTAGGGCTAATGTTCAAAAACGAATTGACAATAAAAATGCCGACTTGGTAGAAGATAAAAAACTATACTTTATTTAACCCCACCATTTAAAACCACTTAACACTATATAATGGAAACAACATTTCAGAAATCAGACAGCATTGTTAACCTTACCAAAGCACTAATGCTTTTTAGTATAAAAATCGGTAAAATTAAAAAGGGAAATACCAACCCGTTCTTTCATTCGCTTTACGCAGACTTACCCGCTATACAGGATGCAATAGCCGACCCGCTACAAGAAAGTGGATTAGTGGTTACGCAGTTGCCTTGTGGCGATGGTTTAATAACTATGTTAGCCCACGCAGAAAGTGGCGAGTATATTATGGCTAACAGTATTATGAAGCCAGTTAAAAACGACCCTCAATCTATGGGTAGTGCCATTACCTACCAACGTAGGTACTCATTAGCCGCCTTGCTTAACCTTAACATTGATAAGGATGATGATGGTAACGCTGCAAGTGTAGCCCCTCAGCCCGTACAACTAAATGAGAAGCCCTGGTTAAATAAGTATTCAGACCAAAAGAAAACTATCCTATCCAAAGAATGGAACGGGGCTATTGTAAAGCTGCAAGATGGAACGACAACCATCGCTAAGATTAAAGACTACTACCGGGTATCAAAAGAGAACGAACAAGAACTACTTAACATACGATAATGGAAACATCAGCATTAGTAGAACATTTTAACCAAGCCGATATTAGTTTTGATGTATGGGCAGAGCAGCGAAGAGGTAAAGTAACTGCAAGCCTTGTGCATAAATTAATGAAAGGCTTTAACAACGAAACCGCTAAGACCTATATTAAGACCTTAGCGGGGGAGAGCATAGGTATTTACGATGAGGATAACTACCAAAGCCCGGCAATGATAGCGGGTAGCGTCAATGAGTTTGCAGCGATGCAAGAATATATAAGCTACCCAACCACCGGTGCCGTTATCTATGGCTCTAAAGTATTTGTACCGCTTGGGGAGAATGCAGGGGTAAGCCCTGATGGGGTAGAACTGATAGACTTTCAAAAGATATACCTTGAAGTTAAATGCCCTTTTACCCCTAACAAGTATGTTGAATTGGTATTGTGTAACACGGTAGAAAAGCTAAAGAAAGAACGACCCGATGTATACTGGCAATGTGTAATGAATATGCTTGTATTGGATTGCCAAGCGGCTAAGGTATTGGTTTACCATCCTAAAAAGGGGCTAAGGACTATTGACGTGCCACGAATAGAAGAGGATATATTAGAGTGCCAAGAGGCTATCAATAAGGCAGTAGAGTTGAAGTTAGAGTTGACCGAAAAACTAATTGATGTACTCACTACTAATTAAGCCACTAAGTATCAATAAAGCCTTTCAGGGCAAACGTTATAAAACTAAAGATTATTTAAGTTATGAACGGGCGGTAATGTTGATGTTGCCAAAGTTAAAGTTACCAGAGCCGCCTTTCATTCTCACCTTAGAATTTGGTTTTAGCAGCCCATTGGCTGACCTTAGCAACCCGATTAAACTCTTTGAGGATATACTGCAAAAGAAGTACGGGTTTAACGATAAGGAGATATTTAAAATAGTAGCCACAAAAACACACACTAAAAAAGGTAACGAGTTTATTAACTTTAAAATTGAACATTACGAATGTTAGAACAGCACGGAATAAATATCTACAACCAAGATTGCTTAGAGGCAATGCGAGAAATGCCTGATAATTCTTTTGACTTGGCTATTGTTGACCCGCCGTATGGGATTGATGCCGCCACTAACGGCAACGGTAGTAGGAAAAGGAAATACGAAAGAATGGCAGAAAAAAACTGGGATAACAATACACCTACCGATGGTTATTGGAGAGAACTATTTAGGATTAGTAATAACCAGTTGGTTTTTGGTATGAATTATTTTGGTTTGATATGTAAGCATTTTATAGTGTGGGATAAAAAGCAGCCTGAAGGGGTTTCTTTTGCGCAGGCAGAGCTTGTTTACACTTCTTTTACTGGAACATCTAAGATTATTGAACTTTCGGCTAATGGTCAAGAAGACCGCATACATCCTACCCAAAAACCCGTAGCCCTTTATAAATGGCTGCTTGATAAATATGCAAAAGAGGGTGATAAGATACTTGATACTCACTTAGGGTCGGGCAGTATAGCAATAGCCTGTTATGAGTACGGATTTAACCTTACAGGATTTGAACTTGATACGGACTACTTTAACGCTGCAAAACAGAGGATTGAAAACCACATACAATCACACCCTAAACTATTTTAACTATGTACCATAACACCACCAACCAAACAGGCGAGCAACTGGATATATTTTCACTTGCCGCCAAAAGTCAAGATGAGTTGATACTTACCTTTGCAAGAAAAGTTTGTTTTTTCTCACCAAGCCATTTGCATAACCACCTAATTAAGACCAAGCAAATAGAACCTAATACACCTTTAACAAGTATTCGCCGGGCAATAACTAACCTAACGGTTGCGGGTAGGTTAATTAAAACACAAAACCAAATACAATCAGTTTTTAACAAGCCTGAATATGTTTAGCAGTTTAATAAATAAATAGTATATTTGCTACGGACACAATTCAATAACACGACACAATGGTAAGCAAATCATATTTACAATATACCCTCTTAGGGTTAATTTACGGAGCGAGTCGTGTCGCAGTCCAACCGTACTTTAACTTACTAAGAGGGCTAATTTTTTGTATCTATGGCTAAACAGTTTGATAAACAATGGTACCCGTTTTACCACGATTTATTTAATCGTAGTACAGCTGGGTGGGCTGCTGATAGGGTAGGGGCTTATATACTACTTTTAAACCACCAATGGCAAAATGATGGCATACCAACCGATAAAGATGAGTTGATTTTTATAGCCAAATGCAGTCCCGAAACACTGGATAAAGTTTTGCTTAAGTTTTCGCAAGAAAAAAACGGGAAAATTTACAATAAAAAAATGGAGATTGTACGAAAAGAACAAATTGAGAAGTACGAAAAACGAGCAAACGCAGGTAAACAGGGCGGTACAGCTAAGTATCAAAATCTTAGCAATGCTAAAGCAATGCTTCAGCAAAACGTTAGCAAAAGTCTACCATTAAAGAATAAGAATAAGAATAATACTTTCTTAAAAGAAAGTGATTATGTTAGTATTTTAACAAATACTAACCTTGAGGTTGATATTAAAAATTTAATGGTGTTACATTTTAGAAACCGTTTGTCTAATAAAAAAACTCTCACCGAGGGGGCGGCAAAAATTTTAGTTGCAAAAATTCAAAGCTGGCGATTGCAATATTCCGAGCAAGAAATAAAATCAGCAATTGAAGATGCCATAACAAACAATTGGACTGGTATATTTGAGCCTAAAATTAATAAAGCACAACAGCCTGTAAAAAGCAAAACAGCAACCACAATAACAGTAGCAGAACGCATCCGTAAAAACTTAGAAAATGAACAATAGTCAATTAATAACGCAAGACCGTTACAAGCTGATGCAAACCCCGGCAGAGCAAAAGATGTTGTTGCTGATGGATAGTGCCAAAGCCATACACACAGACTTAACAGCCTATGGTGATTTGGTTTCTATCCTCCATCACTACACCTACGGTAAAGTAACTGAAGAGCAAGAACAAGATTTAACCGTTCAAGCCCGTGATTTAAAAGAGGAGATTAAAAAGCATTTCCCGTCAATCAGTTTTGAAGAGGTTAAAATTGCGCTTAATAACACGATACGGAAAGTTTACGGGGACTTTTACGGGCTAAACATAGTTACATACCACAATGGCATTAAAAGCTATTTAAACGCAGCCGAAACGCTAAACACAAAAAAAGCAGTTTTGGCACGGCTAAACCCACCGATTGTTATTGAACTTACCCCCGAAGAAAAAGAAGCCATAAGCCAAGCTGGTTTTGAAAGAATAAAAGCCAAAGTGTTAGCCGGGGAAAGCATAGTTGATGACATGGGGGCAATAGGCTGTTACAACTGGCTAAAGAAAAAAGGATTGTTAAACGGAGTAATGAGTGAACAAGAACGTGATGCAATCAAACAACGTGCTACCGATTTATTACACGCTGAATATACCGCTAAGGCTAACACGCTAAACAAAGACGTAAGGCGTGAGGCATTAAAGAAAGCCCAGGACTTAACATCGGGTTTATTAGAAAACGATTTAACATCTCTCTGCAAAAAACTTGCATTGGAGTCATTAATAAAACAAGGTAAGATATGAAGATACTAAACTTATATGCCTGCTTAGGTGGCAATCGTTATAAATGGGGTAGTGAACACGAAATAACCGCAGTAGAACTTGACCCTGAATTAGCCCGAATGTACAAAGAGCGTTTTCCTAATGATACTGTTATTGTAGCTGATGCCCATAAATACTTATTAGACCACTATAAGGAGTTTGATTTTATTTGGACAAGCCCACCATGCCCAAGCCACTCGCGTATGCGAAAAACAAATACCGGTGATGGAGAAAGGCAAAGTGCAGCTACCTTCCCCGACATGAAGCTATATGAGGAAATTATATTCTTAGATAACTTTTTTGACGGTAAATATGTAGTTGAAAATGTAATACCATATTACGAACCACTAATACCGGCCCAAAAACGAGGTAGACACCTGTATTGGACAAACTTTGCGTTACCATCAAATTTAGGTGATAGAAAAGCGGATAATTTTATACATTGTAAAACATCTGACTTAGAAAAATTTCACGAAATAGACCTATCAAGCTACAAAGGCGAGCAACGAAAAGATAAAATAGCCCGTAACTTAGTAGATTATGAAGCGGGTAAAACTATATTAGATACAGCCATAGGAATAATAAGGCATTTAGATACAAAACAAACAACTTTATTTTAACCCCCTAACCCCCAAGCGATTAAGCAAAAAGCGAAAATAATGTTTGGAGGTGGTGGTAAAAAGTGGTAATATTGTAAAATGAAAAGACGAATAATATTTAACAGCAAGCCAACTAAGGTAAAGAAAAAACCCGAAAAGACTAAGGAAAGCGTAAAGGTTTCAATTGCTTTATTAGAAAAAATAAAAGCGAACAAAGCAACAACCGGCATAACCATAACCGCCTTTGTAGAGCAAGCCATACAGGACAAACTTAAAACCAAGTAACAACACTAACAATGAAGAATAACCACACGCCAACGCCTTGGATAATATCAACCGAT